CATTGTGTCTGTTTTTCCTGCATAAACAGTCACTAAAGGTATTTCACCTAGCGAAAATTCACCTGATTCAACTAAATCGTAGTCTTTTTCATCAGCAGGAGAGTCAAAATTACCTGCAAAACTCTCATCTTGCGTATACATATCCTTTGTTGTCTCTTTTTTCCTAAAAATCTTGTATTGACCTGGCTCAATCACTCTGATTTGATCAAAAACCTTCTCTCCAAAGTCTCCTTCAGGTACAACAGCCTGTTCTGCGATTCTTACTTGTATCAATTTCCCATAATTGACCTCTCGATCTAACCTCCAACCATAAATATTGGCTGGATCAACTTCAATCCAATACGGTCTACGATTTTGATTTCTTTCTTCTGCAAGACTTCTTGCTCCTGTTGGGGCAGGAAAATCAACAAGAGTATTACTGTGACCATAAGTTAAAGCACAAATTAATAATCTTCTTGCATATTCATCTAAATCTGACCCACAACCATCAACATCCTTAACAAACACATCTGTCCAATATGGATCGCCTAAAACAGTAATTGGTTTACGAAGAATTAAACCTGTTGCAGCTCTAACTAATCGTTGCGTATAAGGAGAAAAAACAGAACGGTTAACTCTTGATAAATATGCGTCATAATCTTCTCTTGGTTCTAATGGTAAAAACGCTTCAGAATTATCTCGTAAATATTCCGTTCCATAAGTAACAGCTTTCATTATTTCCCACGCTTTTGTCATATCTAAAACTGCTCTAGTCTTAGAAAATGGATTATCACCCCCACCTAAATAGGTTTGACTAACGACATTTGTACGAATGGCCCCTGGTACAGAGTATGTCATCTAACTTTTAAAACACTTAACATTGCTAACAGTCTAAATGACTCAATAGATCCTGTAACCTGTCTGTCCGAGGGTTTCTGGTTTAGCTAAATTAAATTGTTGTAAACATAAGTACCCGAAAGCATCAAAAGCATGATCAACACCAAGATTTTTATTCGGTAAACCTGTATTTGGCGCATAAGTTAAAGTCCTTAACGATTTAATTAATTCCTTACAACGAGGATGAATAAATGTCCTCCTAACACTATTCGCATCATATAAAGCAGTATTAACAGCAGTAATTTTATCTCTAATCTTCCAAGGTGCTCTAGGACTTGAAACATTAAATCCACTTCTTCTCAATATGCTGTGATCTGTCGCTCCAACACCAGCAGTCTTACGTGCTCCTCCAGTAGGGTCAGGACAAGCTATAACCCTTCTTTCTATTCCGTAACGACGTGTAACCTCTTCAGCAAAATCCCACGTTGTAGCCCCTCCTGTCATAATTATTTCATCGAAAACATATAACGTATCGTCCTTCTTTACTGCACATATCCCTGACATTGGATCTACGTTAAAGTCAACTCCTAACAGCAATGGAGCAATGCTTATATCTTCTGCAATCGTTGAAATATTGTCATCACCAAAACTAATTGCAACTAAGCCAGTTAAATTCTCAAAACTTGCTTCAAATTCTTGCCTAAATGTACGCTCGTCTAATTGTGCTCTGGCTGCTTCAACTTCATCTTTTGGTACGTTTCCCCCCTCAATTGTTGTATAACACCACCTTTTCCACTCTTCTGTAGGATCTTCTTTGCAATAACACCACAAATCATAAAACCAACTGGCTGTCCCATCAGGTGTACTAATAAACAACGCCCAACCCTGTTTATCAGCTAAAGCAGGTCTAATAACTTCAAACCATACCTCTGCATCCATAAATGCAGCCTCATCCAATACAACACCTGATAAACTTCGCCCCCTCAAGGCCATTGCATTTTCAGTTCCTTTTAACTCGATGGACGATCCATTGACAAGATCAAGTCTCAAATCTGTCTCATTTTTGGCCTGTATCCATACCTTCGGTACTAACTTCTTTAATGCTTTCCATGCAATATCTTTTGCCATTCGATATGTCGGAGCACAATAAAAAAATGTTTCACCTGGACTATTGATCGCTCCACGAAGAAGTTCAATGCAGCTCAAATATGATTTGCCAAATCTTCGACCTGCTACTAATACTCGAAAGCGTTTTTCACTATTAAATACTTCGCCTTGCGCCCATCTTAAATTTATTTCTGGTGCGGTTTTTACAGCCATACGTTATTAGTTTTAAAGGATTTTGATAGATACCCCCCTATTCTTACTCCAAAACGCTTGTAAAAGGTTATTATCCTATTAATACCGTTATTTTGAGTTGCGTCCGTGACCGATTCATGTTTAAACAGCTTTGATGATCTTTCCGTTCCAGAGATAAAGAAACCTAGACGAACTGTGGGTAATAAAAGTCCTCGGATGGTAGTGGAGGCTAGGCAACAACGACTTTATAAAAGACAGTTAGAAGGTTTACCAGCGAGACAACTTGTTTTAGATCACGCAAGTAAAGAAGGTGTTTCAGTAGCAACAGGTTGGAGCGATTGGAAACAAGTTAATGCTTGGAATAATGAAGATTGGCAAAAAGATAGGGAAAATATGTTGGCTCGCCTTCAAGCAGCAAGACTTAGACTTTATGAAAAAGCTATACGGAAAGGGCAATTACAAACTGCTGCTCAAGTACTAGATTCTATCGGCAAAGTTATAGGGGAAAGTGTTGAACACGTCAGTATCCAAGCTCCTGAACTGTCAATAAAAGTTGAATCTAAACAAGACTTATCATAATCTAGCATACCCACGTAGAACTTAGTTTCCAATATATATTTAGGTTCCCCCCGTCATGGATAAAAATATAAAGAATTGCAACAATACCCCTTGGTGTCACTAGAATAATCTACAAAGACATGATAGAATAAAGTATAGGAATCAATGGAGTAGAAATACCTATTCCAATTCCTAACTGTCATATAAGTAGAAATACTTACTAGGTAGAAATACCTAAGGACAGAGAAACTCGACAACTGAAAAAAAGTTGGAGCAATTCGAGGCTTTTGGCTAGTCACCAAAGCCGAGAATACCTAGCAAAACACCAAGAGAGCCGTTTTTTAGCCTCACAAGGTCGCTCTAGCTAGGTAAACAAAAACTATTCTCATTCTTCAAATCATCTCATTATGAAAGACTACGAATACGATCACAAGACTTATGAGCAAGAGTCGAAAGACACATTGCAAGTGAGTTTCAAAGAAACCGACCCAGAAGAGGGATTTCGGTTAACTGTCTCCATACTCTCTGAGAAGTACGGAGACAGTAAAGAAGTCAAAAGCTTAAACGTATCAGCAGAGGATTTTTTCAAGTCATTTGATCAAGTCACATCTGAGAAGTTTATGGCTATGGCTAACCGTTACTTTATACAGTGGGAGTCATGAAAAGTCTTAATGACGAGTATTCTCAAGATCATCTTGAGACATACAACGAGATCCTTGGCTTGCTCTGTAAGTATCGGGAGTTGATCTACGAATACGACAAAGCAGGCGACAGAATCGACAAGCTCAAAGAAGAAAATTGCAGCTTGAAGAAATCATTAGGTCAGTAATTAAAAATCCCTAGCTAGTCACTAGGGATAATTTTTCTTTATCACATTATGAGCAACAGAATTAAGCAGCTAGGGAGCAATAAGACCTTATTGCTTTTGGATGATGTAGAAATTCTCTACAGTTACTCAACTCCCGTAGCTGCAATGCTTGAAGACGGATCTTTCATAAGATCTAAAAACTATTACAAGGGATCAACAAGCCCAACGACCCAAAAGCACATAACCCAAACATTGAATTATTGGTGTTTGGAGTACGGGTTAAAACCTGAACAGTTGGCATCTGGAGCTGAGCTTGTCGATCAGTCCGAAATTGAAAACCTTATTCCCTGTGTAATTAAATGAGCTACGTTTTACAGAATCCGTACCAAAGAAAAACCGTCCTACATTTACAGGACGGATCAACAGTTGAGATTTCAGAATTTCAACTTAGGACTTTGTTGGTGATGCTTTACAGCAAAAGCAACATAAAAAGAAAAGCGGTTAGTTGGTTTAATTCCTATTTTGGAGTTAAAAAAACTTTTAAGTTTTGGCAAAAGACGTTCCAACACGTCAAAGACCATTTCGACCAAGGTCGAACACTCAAAGATAAAAAAGGAATACAAATTTAAAAAAAAGCCTAGATTTTTCTAGGCTTCCTTTTTTCAGGATTTTTCAGGATTTTTCAGGATTTTTCAAAAATTGAAAATCTTGTGAGCATTAATTTTTGGTATAGAAATTTATTTTTAATTTTCAATTCTTCATTTAAGAGAAAATCCCAATCATCTTGTTGAATGTCTTCTAGGGAATTGAATGGTTTAAGGCGTTCAGGTTTTTCATTCATAGAGTTTTGC